GCCCTTGAAGCTTACAAAGGGGATATAGATCACGCCATAGAGTGTGCAAGGCTACTTTGGTTAAGACGTAAGGAGGGTGAGCTATGGGAACCACCAGTGAACGTAGAAGACACGCAATAAAGAATGGCTACAGATCTGGTTTAGAAGACGACATAGCTAAAGATCTTAATGATCGAGGTGTAGAGTTTGAATATGAGAAGCTAAAAGTTCAGTGGCAACTTATTGAGAACAAGACTTACACTCCTGACTTTAAATTACCTAACGGTATCATCATAGAATCCAAGGGCAGGTTTGTAGCAGCAGATAGGAAGAAGCACATAATTATTAAACGACAACATCCTTTCCTAGACATAAGGTTTGTTTTCTCTAACTCCAGAGCTAAACTATATAAAGGCGCAAAGAGTACATATGGAGATTGGTGTAGTAAATATGGCTTCTTATACGCAGATAAAAGGATACCCGACGAATGGTTAAAACAATCCTGATTAAAGTCCATCGTGTTCTTGATGGCCCTTACGAAGATGAAGATGGTAATTACTGGTTAAACTGTAGAGTAGAAGATCCCCAAGAAAGGAACCCAAGTAAGGTTATGTTTGATGAAGAGATCCCGTTTGTCTCCTTTGATGCAGCCTATGAGTTTCAGAAACACTTCTACAGATCAATCGAACCCATACTAATAGAATTTGAAATGGATACCCGATATGACAGCTAAGACAGCAGTAGTATTCTCCTGCGCTCACTCAGACCCCTCGACGGGAAATGAGCGTTTCGACTGGCTAGGGGAATTAATCTATGAGGTAAACCCTACTTACATAATTGACTTAGGTGATGGTGCTGATATGCGCTCTCTTAACACCTTTGACACACGTTACCCAGAGGCTATAGTTAGTCAGAACTACGAACAGGACATCAACTGCTACAATGAGGCAATGGATCGTCTACGGAAGAAACCTAGCGAAAGAAAGTATAAGCGCCCGTATTGGATTGGCTTTGAGGGGAACCATGAGAATAGAATCAAAAAGGCTATCGCACATGAACCAAGACTACAGGGAGACAAGTACGGGATTTCCTTCAGCCATCTTCAAACAGACCACTGGTTCGACGAATACCACGAATACTTTAATAGCGCCCCCGCTATCGCTGACTATGATGGCGTTTCTTATGCTCACTTCTTTAGTAGTGGTAATTTTGGTTCAGCTATGTCTGGTTTACATCACGCTAATAGCTTACTCGCCAATCGTAATCACAGTTCTACTTGTGGGCATAGCCATAAACGTGATCTTAAGTTTAAAGATGGCGCACACCCTAATGGGATTATCGGTTTGGTTGCGGGTTGCTACAAAGGCTCAGAAGAAACGTGGGCTGGACAGGCAAATAGAGATTGGTGGAAAGGTTGTGTAATTAAGAGAGAAATAAGGCAAGGGGTATATGAACCCGAATTTGTATCACTAGAAAGACTGAAAGGATTATACGGATGATTACAGCGAAAGATATGAAAGATATGATGGACATGTATTCTCAGTTTGTAGAAGACAAGATGATTACTAAAGGTCGGGAGCGTCTAATTGAGAATGCTCTTGGATTGACTGGCGAAGCTGGTGAGGTATCAGAGAAGATTAAGAAACTATTTCGTGACAACAGGATTGATGATGATGCAGTATTGAAAGAGCTAGGTGACGTACTATTCTACACTGTAGCTCTCTCTAACATCTTTGGTGGCAGCTTAATTAAGATTATTGAGTTGAACATGGAGAAGTTAAATGCCCGTGTAAAGAACGGTACACTACAAGGATCAGGTGACAACCGATGAGTAAGAAGAAGACTGGTATGTCATGGTTCTGGAGATACATTAACTACCTTGCGACATGGCGAACACATAGGATAGCAATTAAACAGCTTAATCAACTAACAGATAAAGAGTTAAATGACATAGGTATAGCTAGATCAGATATTGACCGTTTAGTTTGGTTAGAAGAAGATTTGACAATGCGAGCGAGAGGAAGAAACACTTATGACGATGAATAATTACCTACCAACTGACTACCAGACTTTCATTGCTAAGTCTCGCTATGCTAAATACATCGACGGTCAAGGCCGTGAGGATTGGGGGGATACAGTAGAACGCTACATGGATAATGTGGTACGTCCTAAAGCTGGTAACGATTCCTATGTCAACCAGCTACGGGACGCCATCTTAAACCTAGAAGTTATGCCCTCTATGCGAGCTATGATGACCGCTGGCCCAGCACTGGCCCGTGACAATACTGCTGGGTACAACTGTAGCTACTTACCAGTAGATGACCCCAAGTCCTTTGACGAAGCTATGTTTATTTTGTTGTGTGGCACAGGTGTAGGCTTCTCAGTAGAGCGACAGTTCATCCAGAAGTTACCAGAGGTTCCTGAGCTATTTGAGAGCGACACAGTAGTTGTAGTTAAAGACAGTAAGGAAGGGTGGGCTAAAGCCTTTCGTCAAGTCCTTGCGCTTCTCTGGGCTGGTGAGATACCTAAGTGGGATGTATCTGCTGTACGTCCTGCTGGTGCTAGACTTAAGACCTTTGGTGGTAGAGCATCTGGACCTGCACCTCTAGTTGAGTTGTTCAACTTTGCAGTTACTACCTTCAAGGCTGCACAAGGACGTAGGTTATCTAGTATTGAGTGCCATGACCTTATGTGTTTTATAGGTCAGATTGTTGTAGTTGGTGGTGTTCGTCGTAGTGCTATGATTAGCTTGTCTAACCTATCTGATGATCGTATGCGTCATGCCAAGTCAGGACAATGGTGGGAAACAGCAGCCCATCGTGCATTGGCTAATAACAGTGTGAGCTACACAGAGAAGCCTGACATGGAGACATTCATGCGTGAGTGGCTTGCATTAGTTGAAAGTAAGTCAGGTGAACGTGGTGTCTTTAATCGTCAGGCAAGTAAGGTACAAGCAGCTAAGAATGGACGTAGAGATCCTAACTACGAGTTCGGTACTAACCCCTGTAGCGAAATTATCTTGCGACCAAATCAGTTCTGTAACCTGACAGAGGTTGTAGTACGAGCTACAGATACTATTGATGACTTAGAGCGTAAGGTACGTCTAGCTACAATACTAGGCACTATCCAATCTACTTATACCAAGTTTCCATACTTGCGTAAGATATGGAACAAGAACACAGAAGAGGAGAGATTACTAGGGGTGTCTTTAACAGGCATTATGGATAATAGACTAACTACCAGTCAAAATGCTGGTCTTGAGAAAACATTAGAAAGGTTAAAAGATGTTGCAATATCTACGAATGCTGAGTGGGCTGAACGCCTTAACATCCCTGCTTCTGCTGCTATCAGTTGCATTAAACCAAGTGGTACTGTCTCCCAACTTGTTGATTCTGCTAGTGGCATTCATGCTCGTCACAGCCCTTATTATGTTCGTACTGTGCGTGGAGATAACAAAGACCCGCTGACGAAGTTTATGATTGATAAGGGTGTTCCTAACGAACCTTGTGTGATGAAGGGCGACACAACTACAGTCTTTAGCTTCCCTATCAAGTCACCAGAAGGAGCAGTCACTAGAAACGATATGACAGCCGTAGAGCAGCTAGAGATGTGGTTGATATACCAGAGATCATGGTGTGAGCATAAGCCCTCAGTGACGATCTCAGTACGTGACCATGAGTGGATGGAAGTGGGTGCCTTTGTCTATAAGCACTTTGATGAGATGTCAGGGGTGTCGTTCTTACCTCATTCAGATCATACTTATCAGCAAGCACCTTATCAGGATTGTACTAAAGAAGACTACGAAGAGTTATTAGCTATTATGCCAAAGTCTATCGACTGGTCTGAACTCTCAGAGTATGAGAATGAAGATAATACTGCTGGTAGTCAGACAATGGCTTGTAGTGGTGACACTTGTGAAATAGTAGATCTAACATGAGTGGTGTATACACATTAGTGGGGCGGGTTGACTGCCCTTACTGCTCTAAAGCTATGGGGTTGTTAAGGGACAGTGGTATTGTAGTTCAGTATTACTCCCTTAATGATTCTAAATGGGTACTTGACTTATTTAAAAAATCTGGTATGAAGACGGTTCCACAAATCTGGGATCGAGAGGGTAATTACATAGGTGGTTATTCAGAACTCAAAACCCTATTGAAAGGAGAATAAATGGCTAAGTGGGACTTAAGCAAGTTGGAATCTGATAATGTAAACAGTCCACCACACTACGGACAAGGCACTATTGAATGCATCAAATACATTGAGGATTTCTTAAGTAAGGATGAGTTTGTAGGATACCTACGAGGGAATATAGCTAAGTACCTTCATAGGTGGCGCTACAAGAATGGTTTAGAGGATCTTAAGAAGGCTGATTGGTATCTAGCTAAACTCATACAGGTGGAGAGTAAGAAATGATAAGCCTAGATCAGTCAGTAGACTTAGTACACTTAGGTATTACACTCTACTTGGTCTGGAAAGTACATAAACTACAACAAGAAGTAGACTATGCTTACTTTACACTGAGTAACCTGCTAAAGTCTTTAACCAGCACCTTTAGAGCAATGACACAATAGAAAAAGCCCCTGCGTCCAACTAAGGATACAGGGGCTTAAGTTTGTCTGGGGTAGTCTTTTTGTTGTTATTATTTACCGAAGAATTTAGATACTGATCTGATTCCTATGGATGCTGATACGATCCCTCCAAGGGAATACTGATACCATGTTGGCATAGTCTCAAGTGCTGCAAAACCAGCTTGTACTATAGCATTGCCCCAATCACCACAGAAGGCTAGTATCAGGGGAATACTGAAGAGTAGGGTTATCCACTCATCTTTCCAGCTATTCTGTGTAGCCTGTATAGCAGCTAGATCCCAATCTATCTCACCTGTAAGCTGTTTCTTCTTAATCTCAGCCTCAGTGAGTTTGATCTGTGTCTTACTGTCGATCACGCTTGTCGCTAAACCAACAACACTACCTACTATTTGTCCCATCATTTGCTTTCATTCCCCAGCCATACAGCAAAGGCTCCTGTTAAAGCACCAGTTACAGTTGCTGTAAGTGCAGTTGCCTGTGATGTCATTGCTTCTGGTGGTAACGACATAAACCACTCGATCACTCTAATGTACATAAGTGTCATAACTAGCATCATTAGTCGTGGTAGTAGTTTCCAAGCTAGTATACGTTCCATTGCTACTGTCATTTTATACCTCGAAGTTTACTAATGTACCTACAGGCTTAGTCTGTATAGGTTTACCCTGATTAGTGTAATTAACAGGCTCTACCCTAAATGTTACAGGCTTTCTTGTAGACTGTTCTATTACTTTAGGTGTCTTATCTTGGTTCTCAGGTGGGTTCATTGCCATTTGAA